ATGCAAGATTTAAAAATATATGGATTGAATATAGGAGCAGTTGCTTTTAGCTTTGTAAGGGACATAAATCCCGTACTACAAACAATAGTGCTAGTGATGACAATAATATACACAGGAATTAACATCTATAAACAACTAAATAAATGAACTTACCAAAGAACGGTGTTGCGAGAGAATTACGTCACTACATAGGGAGTTTATTCATATTCCTATTAGTAATGTCAATCATATTCATATTGATGCAATATCCTGTTTTAGATACAAACAAGGAGGTTGTAATGATGCTTATTGGTACTATCTCAGCAAGTATTGGTATTGTTGTTAGTACGATTACAGGAGCAAAGCCTGACGATGTAAATGCCTTGAAGTCTAGTTTAGAGAAAAAGGAGCATCAAATTGAGTTATTGGTTGCAGCAAAAGACAACCTTGAGGGAATGGTGATTGAGTTACAAAAGCAGATGCTAGAGAATCAAGACAATGTTATGGATAAAATTATTCTAAAGGCTGCACTAGATTTTGATGACAGAGATGCTGCAAATAAAAACCTAAAAAAATAATATGTTACATTTTGAATTATCTGAATTTGATTCGCCTGATGAGTTGGGAAGTGGTAAGTATATGCAAAACCCATTTTTACAAATGCTTGACGATGCTCGTGGTATTGCTGGTATTAGTTTTAAAATCAATAGTGGATACAGAAGTGAATCACATAATGCTTATGTTGGAGGAAAAAAAGAAAGCAGTCATTTGTACGGATACGCAGCAGACATCCACTGTACAGGTTCAAGAGAAAGATTTATTATTGTTGATGCCCTTGTTAAAGCAGGATTCAATAGAATTGGTATTGCCAAATCATTTATCCACGTTGATAACGACCCAGATAAAGACAAAAAAGTTATTTGGATGTACTAATACTGCAGGAAATACTTTAACCTATGAGTAAAAAGAAGTTTAAAGACACTAAAGTAGGTCAGTTCTTACTTAATAAGATACCTAGTGTTGTTGGTTCACTTGCTGGGGATAGTCCTGTAGGAAGTGTTGTAAAGGCTCTTATAGGTGGTTCTGAAATGAGTAGTGCTGACAAAGAAATAGCACTTAAAAAACTAGAACAAGAAATTCACGAATTTGACGGAATAACTAGACGCTGGGTTGCCGATGCTAGAAGTGGGAGTTGGTTAGCTAGTAACGTTAGACCTTTAACATTAATTTTTTTAACAATATCTTTTGTTGTTGGATGGTACTTTCAGTTAGAAGGTTTAGATACTGTTAAGTCCTTGTTACAGATTGTATTTATGGGTTACTTTGGTTCTCGTGGATTTGAGAAAGTTATGGGTAACAACAAACATAAATAGACTACATTTTACTTTTTTGTTAATAACCGTACTTGTTTGTTAAAAATAAACGAAGTACCTTTGGTGGGAGGAGGCTTAATAATAATTAATCTTTAAATAAATAATATGAAAACAGATATAAAAGAAAAAGCAGAACAATACGCTAAAGATTTTGCATTAAGCATTAAAGAAAGAACTGACAAACTACTAAAATTAGATTGTAATATGTACACTAACTTAGGAAGCGATTCTACAAAAGCAGAAAGGTTAGAAGTAAAAAAAAACTCTAAATACATATATAAGCAAATAAAAGGAATAGATGAAGATTCAGGTAGTTTATTACTTAAATCACTAGATGCTTAGAAAAACAATGCCAAAAAATTCTAAAAAACCAACAAGAAGCAAACTAGTTAAAAAATTAGATGTTGTATTTAGTCAATACATAAGACTTAAAAACTCTAAGAATGATATTTGCACTTGTGTTACTTGTGGTAAAAAAGGACATTGGAAAACAGGAGGAATACAAGCAGGACATTTTATGAGTAGAAAACATTACTCTACTAGATGGGATGAAGATAATGTTAAACCACAATGTGTAGGATGTAATATGTTTAGAAGTGGAGAACAATACAAATATAGTTTATATCTTGGTAAACAACTTTCTGAAAATTTACACCAAAAAAGTAATAAAATAACTAAATTTACAAGTATAGAATTAGAGGAAATGTTTCAACACTACTCTGATGAAGTTAAAAAACTTCTTTAGTACTTAATTCTTATTAATTGTTTGTTTATTAAAGGGTTGGATTCATTTCTAGCCCTTTTTTTATATTTAAAAAATTTGTTGTATATTGCAATAAAATAAATATATATGAGCAAACAAATTGAAATTAATGAAAAGCTGTTTAATTTACAGCAAGAGATTGGAACTATTAGCAAGGATGCTAAGAATCCATTTTACAAGTCAAAGTATTTTGACATCAACTCACTTATTAAACAACTGCAACCATTATTAAAAAAGCACAAATTACTTTTATTGCAACCTATTGAAGAAGATATGGTTTATTCTAAGTTAATTTGTATTAGTGGAACAGGTGGTGTAGTAAGTGCTTTAAAGTTACCAGAACTAAACGACCCACAAAAATTAGGTTCTGCTATTACTTATTACAGACGTTATACATTAGCAAGTTTATTAGGTTTACAAGCTGTAGATGACGATGGTAATATTGCATCTAATAATACACCAGTAGAAGAACAACCTAAAGCTTGGTTAAATTCTAATACACCTGAATTTAGTAGAGCATTAAAATACCTTAAAGAAGGTGGTTCTATAGATATTATTAAAAGTAAATACAAGGTGTCTAAAAAAGTTCAAGATGAACTCAGCAAATTGTAAAATAAAAAGAGTATATTACATAACCAATTATAAACATTTTAAAGTAAAAATTTATGGCAACAACAGGAATTATTTCAGGAAGTATTGATTTAGAATCAATAGACAAAAGCAAATTAAACAAAGGAAAGTATTTAAACTTTGATATTTTGCTAAGTGATGAAAGCAAGTATAATAATAATGCTTGGGTGGTACAATCACAAAGTAAAGAAGAACGTGAAGCAAAGACTAAAAAGATTTCTTTAGGTAATGCAGGTGTAAGGTGGATAAACCCAGAAACTACAATAGTAGTAGCACAAAGGGAAGAAGTAACAAACACCCAACAAAACGAAGCAAGAGAAGTAGATTTACCGTTTTAATTAACTGGGGGTGTAACAACCCCCTTTTTTATTACCTTTATATGGCAAAATTAAAAATACTAAAAGAAGGAGAACCATTACCACACGATTTTTGGAACTACCAAGTAAATCCAATTTTAGGATATGAGTACAAAATAAAGAACTTTCCTAGTAAGGATATATTAAAGTACAACAAACAATGATAGCACAAGCAAAAGATATTAAGAGTAAGATACTAGATATAAAGTATGGAAGAATAAAAGAAGGTTTAAGAATAGGTATTGAAGATATTGATGAATACCTGCGGTTTAAACAAGGTAACTTTAATTTAATCATAGGTCACGCAAATGTTGGGAAAACAAGTTTAACAACTTACCTGTTTACGGTATGGGCTATAAAACATAATTTAAGGTTTTTAATTTGGTCTAGTGAAAACAGTTCACATAACTTAGTTAGAAAAATTATTGAATTTAAAATGGGTTTACCAATACAAACAGCATCTGAATCACAAATAGACGAAGCTACTAAATGGTGTGACAAACATTTTAAAATAATAGACGTTGAAGAGTTAGTTACTTATAAGCAATTACTAAAACAAGCAAACGATATAAAAGATGCTTGGGATTATGATGCAATACTAATTGACCCTTATAATAGTTTAGCGGTAGACACTCAAATAATGAGAGGTGTAGGTAAACACGAATACGATTACCAAGTAGCAAGTGAGTTTAGATTATTTGCTAAAAAAAGAAATGTAGCAGTATATTTAAATGCTCACGGTGTTACAGAAAGTTTAAGAAGGGTACACCCAAAAGACCACGAGTACGCAGAACTTCCACAACCTTTAGGGTTAGCAGGTGTAGAAGGTGGAGGTAAATGGGGTAACCGTAGTGATGACGTAATATGCTGCCATCGTTATACAGGTTCTGGAACTGATTGGATGTATACACATATACACGTTTTAAAGGTAAAAGAAACTGAAACGGGTGGAAGGTGTACTCCATACAATGAACCAATAAAATTAAGAATGTCAAGAAATAATGTAGGATTTGAGTTTATGGATAAAGATATTTTGCATAGTAAAAAGTCAGACGTAAACGAGATATTAAAATTTTAAGTTATGATTATACTTTTACAAATTGTTTTAGTTTTGTTATTAATTGCAACGGTGCTTTTTTATATAGCACAACAAGTTAAAGCAGATGTATACATACAACCAATTATAGGATTAATGTTTGGTGCATTATACTCTAAAGAAGATATTGAAGAACATAAAATAACGCAATACACTTGTCAATGTTGTATTGGTTTTATTAGTCTAACTATAATATGGGTAGAGGAAAAGGAATAGTACTTACTGATTGGTTAAATATTGTAGCTAATCAGCACGAAGATTGGATTAAAATAGTTAATGGTTTTGGCGAGTATAATTATGCCGAAGATATTGTACAAGAAGCCTACATAAGATTAATAAAATATGCACAACCGCAAAACATCATTAAGGATAATAAAGTATCTAGGGGATATATGTTTTTTA